TGGTTAAGGTATGATAGCAGGGTAAACTAACCAAACTTTTACTTAAAGTTTCTGCATAAGGACACTTACCGTATTTTGAGAACATAGGTAATTCTGTAAGAGCATATGGATAGTTTATATTTGTTTCAATGCCATTTTGTTTCATATAATCTATATATTGACCTCTATTTTTTACTTGAATAACATATACATAATAAGTATGATTTGAAAAATTTGTTTCTATGGGTGTAACACAGTATTTTTTTAAATGCTTAGTATAGTAATTACAAATTTGTTTTTTCTTTTTTAACCATTTATTTAAATATGGTAACTGGGTTTTAACTATTTGAGCTTGTATATTATCTATTCTTGCATTCATACCTAGATTTGAAAAGTTATATCTTGTTGATCCACCGTGATTTACTAATAGTCTTGCTTTATCAATTAAATGTTTTTTACCTGTTAATGCACCAGCGTCACCAAATGCGCCTAAATTTTTTACAGGATTAAAACTATAACAAGTCAAATCTGCAGGACTATCTGTTAATGCACCTATAGATTGTGCTGCATCTTCTATTAAATATATGTTATGTTTATTTGCTATCTCTCTTAATTTTTTATAATTGGGTGTTTGACCAAATAGATTAACGTATAATATTGCGTGTGTCTTATTTGTGATTTTACTTTCAATCTTATCTACATCAATTTGATAGTTAGTATCTACATCAACATAAACTGGTATGGCGTTTTCATTTAGTATTGCTTCACTTGTAGATATGTAACTTAAAGGTGTAGTTATAATTTCTTTTCCACTTGATTGTATTGTTCTTAATGCTATTTGAAGGGCTGTTGTACCACTTGCTGTACCAACACAATCTTCTGCTTTAACAAATTTACTAAACGTTTCTTCAAAATCTTTTGTATATTTTCCTGTGATAAATTCTTTATCATTAATAACTTTTTGTAATGATTTATCAATAACAGTTGATATTTTTTTATAACGGGATTTTAAATCGTTAAATGGTATTTTGTAGCCAGTCATAATATCTTTCAAATCCTTCTTCAATATCAATTTTAGGTTGATAGTTTAAATCTTCTTTTGCCTTTTGTATATTTAATATACCTCTTTTAGGATAATCGTTATCTCTTTCGTTTATTTGTATTTTACCTTTACCTACTATTTTTATTATCAATTCAGCGGCTTCAAGTAATGTTCTAGGTTTACTATCACTTCTAGTTATATTATATATTTCATCTATAGAGTTATTAGATAAAACAGCTTTAGTAATACCATCAGCCGTATCTGACACGTGAGTAAAATCTAATACTTCATTAGGTCCATTTACTTTTATTATTTCATTATTCATTGCCGATGAAAAAAATTTACTTATAACTCTATCTTCAACATCTTTTTCTCCATAAACAGCACTTGGTCTAACTATTGTATAATCAAAATCTAATGTGTAATCTTGTACTAATTTTTCTCCTAGATATTTCATTATTCCATACTGGCCTTGTGGTTTACAATCAAAATTTTCTGTGACGTTGTTTACAAAATTACCATATACCATACTACTACTTACATATGTAAATTTAGATATGCCATATTTTTTTGATAGTTCTAATAAACTAATTAATGCTGTTATCATAACTTCTGATGCAGCTGCTGGGTTTTTATTTACAACTTTTTGTCTAGGAAAACTAGCCAAATGAATTACACCGTGTATTTTATTTCTTTGAAAGAAACCTTCTAAAGATTTAGTATCTCTAATATCAACATCATATTTTTGTGATAGAATATTCTTTAATCTTTGTTCTTTTAAAAATAAAATTTGTTTCTTATCTATAAAACCATAATCTGTAAAATTATCTATTATAATAGGATTGTGTCCTAAATTTTCTAAATTTTTTACTACATTATGACCTATAAATCCTGCTCCACCTGTTACTAAGTATATCATATTATTTCCAATTATCAATAACCCATTGTTGTGTTGCTTCGTGAGGATCTGGTTTACCGTGAAACACGGCAACTTTTGCATTATGATCTAATTCAAATGTCCAAGCGTCTTTTGAAAATCTAGGGTTAGCTCTACTATACCATTTATAAGAAAATGTCCAATCATCAGGAAACAATTTTAAACAAGGATCATCTTTTATTATTTCTGTTATTACATTTTGATCTCCTGGTTGTTTTCTATAAGATATTCTATCTGAAAAAAACTTTTCCCATATAATTTTAGATGCGTTATTATTATTCCACTTCATTATACTAGAATTAAATACTGAAGTTGGTTGACTAAAGTCGGTTAATATACAGAAAGAATTTTCATCGCCATGCTGAGCAAAACAATCTATATTTTTTAATATAACAACATCTAAATCAAAATATAAATTTACACCATCTAAACCTGTTTCAGGATGGAATAGTTGTAATTTATTCCACCAACCTTCCATATCATATCTAGGAAATGATTTAAAATGAATCTTACCATAAACTAAATCAAATAAATTAACGTGATCAGTAAAACAATAAAACTCAAACGGTATAGTTAAATGTCTCTTAACCATATTATATAACTTTTGTACATACTCTGGTTTATATTTGTCACCATAATATACACAACAAACATTTATCATATATCTTGTTCCTTCAATGTTTTGTATGCTGTTCCGTTAGATATTTCTTCTAAAGTAAATTGATTCTCAGCTACATATTTTAACCACTCGTGCATTGTTTTACGACCTGGTCTTAAAGGTTTTTCTACAAACTTTAAATCGTGTGAAGCAACAGGTGATACTATATTATCTGTATGACATATAACAGGTACCATATTCATCACTGCATCAACGGCTGACAAACTCATATTAGTTATTAGGCAATGACAATCTTTAAATTCATTTTTAATATCTGTTCCCCACCATTGATTATCAGGTCTTGGTTTATTTCTTACTCGTATTTCTCTTTGTGTAAATTGTTTTAATGTATTTGTTACTTCTTGTATCCAGTCTTCCTGACTTATACCATTGATATGATAAGTTACAGTAGGTGAAGATGGGCATAATAAAATATGTTTAGTCTCACCCGTATTCCACCCTTTAAATTGTACATCTATACCTTTATTTTCTAATTCGATTAATCTTTGACCTGTACCAACTTTACCACGTATAGTGTGTAATTTTCCTTTTACTATTCTGAAATAAGTTTTGTCTTTGTTTATAATTCTAGGTTCAGGATATCTTACAATCTGTTCTGTTAAATATCCTACATCAATATACCACCATTCTTCTTTATTGTCTATACATTCTTTTATTTTTGAAGTATTATTGCCGCCCAATCCCCAAAAGAAATTTACTGTTTTATCTGTATCAGGCCAACCTTTAGATATAGCAGGCCATATCTGGTGAGATAAACATTTTGTCCAATTCATAAAATGACATTTAATCATAATTAATTTTTTTTCTTTGTTGTAATCTGTTTACAACTTCTTTTGCTAACCCATCTCTAAGTTCACTTAAAGAGAATTGATTAGCTAATAAACTATTTATCCATTCTTCTATTAAATCTTTTGTTGGATAAAAAGGTGTTTCAATCTGTCTTAAATCATTTGAAGATACTGGCATACAGCAAGATACTTCACTACAAAAAGAGTGTATGCCTTGTAGTATTGCTTGTATGGCAATTGTTGATTGAAATGTGACAATACAATAAGCTTCGTTTAAATGTTCTTGTAGTGGAATATTACAATCTTTTTTTCTAACTATAATAGGTCTATCTGAATATTGTGATATTACAAAAGACGTGTTTTTTATCCAATTATCTACACCACCTAAATTATAATATCTGTCTAAAGCTTCGGATGGTGGACATAATATAATTGATCTGTTTTTTCTAAAAGTGTTAGGTATAAATCTAGTATAATTAATTGGCATTTTACTTTTATATTTTTCTATTCTCACTTTATCTTCTGAAGATAATTCTGTTATATAATTTAAGTTTTCCTGATTTATAACTACTCTATAAAATCTATCTCCTAATACACTATGAGTTCTATGTTCGTCGGACCTATAAAAATATGCATGGTCACAATAGTAAAAATTTATATTATTGTTTTTTGCCTCCCATAATAATTCTTCTATACCTCTAAGTATACCCACAACAGCTATAGGTATTTTTTTAGAAATCCATACATCTTTATCAAACCCTAACCATTGTGATTTTTCAAAAGGTAAAACATTTTTATACTCTGGAAAGTATTTTGCACCGTATTGAATTTCATTATTTAAAAATGCTTTTACTATAGTATTAGTTACTTCTCTAGTGCCAAACCCATAAATCATTTTTTGATTTCAATTTTAACAGTATTTGTATAAATGTTATACCACTCACTTGAATAATCACAAGTATTGTATTGTTCAAAATATGGTCCACCATCTGTGTAATGCACATTCTTCACTTCTTTCTTATAAGGATACTCACCTACTAACCAATTCCATTCTAATGGTAATGAACCTATTAATTCTTCATTCTCTAGCCATTTAAACTGGTGTAATTCTAAACCACTAGCCTTGTTTACATAGTCAGGTGTCAATGTGGTGCACTTCTTATTGTTCATTAACATAAAACTAGACCAGTTTTTCTTTGCATATTTTGTTTGTACTTGACCTAAGAATTTTGTTTCATCTTTAGGTGTATAATCGTGTTTACATACTTGAACGGCATATTTGTCATCTCTTAGTCGCCATAGTTCTGCAATATCAGCCATCATTAACATATCACAATCCATAAACAAAGCCCAACCTTGATAGTTCATAAGGTGAGGTATAATAAATCTACTAAATGAAAATTCTGTTGATGATAGATTGTTTCTTTCTCTTACAAAGTCATCTTTAATATTTGGTAAGTATATTGGTGTTATGGCCACAGGTTTTGTACTATGTCTTAATATACTTTCTGATAGTATGTGATGTGCTATCTTTTCTTTACTGTCGTATCCTATAAAAATGTTTATCATATTCTAGCCTCCGGACTTTTTCCTAGTTGTTTTCTTGTAGGACCTTTAGTATGATCATATATTGTTCCTAGTATTGATCTAGCTTGTACGTGTCCTACTTTATTGTCACCTATATTATAATTTTTTACATCATAATTAAGTTCAAATTTTTTTCTTACTAAATCCCATATATAACTATCGTGTTGTTCTTTTTCATTATATATTAAATCTTCATTATAACATTTTTGCATTTCTTCTGCATATTTTTTTATAAATGGATGCTTCATATTAAAATATAAAAAACCACATTCTGAGTAATTAGGTCTTCCTAGATAAGTTATCATTGAATCGTCTCTATGTATATTTTGTTTTATCCATTCTATATCTATATTTTTATAGAAAACACTGTCAGCATCTATACCTATAATACCATCGTAATCATTATTTAAAATACAATGTGTATATGAATATACTTTATAACAAAATCTTATACCGTCACGTGTAAAATCTTTAACTATTTTAGTTTTGTTTCTTTCTATAAATTTTTTACATTCTGGTACATTTTCAAAAATGTTTATAGTTTTAACATTTGGTATTGAATCTTCAGAATATATTTGTAAATCAAAAGGCCAATTATAAGTTTCAATAAATCTATGTGCATATTGAGAATACAATGAACTATTAAATGATGTTACAACTAAAATTTTCATATTACCTAGTAAATAATGTTTCTTTACCTGAAGAGCCTCTTAATATATAATTATATTTTTTTAAATATTCTATCATATTATTTCTATAATCTATTTCCTTTTTATTTCTTACAGGAAGTTCTAAACATAACACAGGACTATATTTGTCTATAGTTTGTATAGCTCCTTCTACTACTTCTTGTTCGTGGTTTTGACAATCCACTTTAATAAAACCAATATCTTTTAAATTGTAATCATCTATCTTTTCTACTTTTACTGATATAGTTTTCAAACTAACTGCTTCTATTTTTCTATCTGTCGTACCCTCCATTACACCAAAATTATTTAAACTTGCATTTCCACATTCATCTGGTGATACATATAATTCTAATATTTTATTACTTACATTTGACACAGCGATCTCATATAAAGTATAGTTATTATATTGATTTAAATTCTTTTTATAACATTCATTATTTTCTGGGTGTGGTTCAAAAGCATATACGTGTTTAAATTTATTACATAGTTCAACAGACCAAAATCCTATATTACTTCCTATATCTAATGCATTCAAATTAAAATTATTTACATATGATAAAGCATATTGTCTTTGAGCATACTGATATTCGTACTTTCCATTTACTTCTTTTAACATTTTTTCAAAATGGGTATCCCATTCTGGTAACTGCCAACCTTTTACATTTTTCATTTTGGATATCCTGTAGGATGCATATAAGTATTTACGATTATAGCATCTCTTTCGTGTTTATTTTTTACTACATACGCTTCTATTTTATCATAGTTATTTTCTTTAGCATATAATAATCTTTTATTTCCATTCGTACAAGCCATACCTTGTTTAAAATTACCCTTTTCATCTTTAGGCCAGTTGTTTCTTTCCTGATGCCAATAACAAGCCAATGAAGTAACTATTATAGGATATATCATACCATTTTTTTCTAAACTTTCATACAAAGGTTTTTTTCTTTTTTCCATCCACTTTAAATCAGGTATAAACATAATATCATTAACATTTAATTGTTCAACCTGTGTTTCTATATCAGGCAATCTATTTTTCGCTGTTAATATCTTCATAACCTTTTTTAGCAATATAATAAGCATCTATTAAATCTGTAACCGGATTGTTCAGTGTAGGTATATCAAACGTTTTTATAAGATTTGTATTAGTATCTTTTGTAAACTGTTCATACATCTTTTGTTTATCTGCGTTACCTTTGCCTGTAGCGAATTTTTTAATAACACTTGGAACTAATATCTTATAATTATATTCTTTTAATCTATACTTTAATATTCCACCGTTTTCTGCTATTTGAAATACGGCCTGACCTTTACTTCCAAAAGAATAACCTTCTATAAAGATTTTAGGATCTGTTAATTTGTTTATGATTGTTAATGCCCAACTTGATAGATTTTCAAATCGTTCTATAGGATTTTTATATTCAGTATGTTCTGTGCCTAATATATTCTTCATCATATTACCAATATGTTTCTTCTTACTTGTTAAGTAAAAGAATTTACAATCTTCAAATTTAAAACTACCATCACTTACACAAATGGCTGGAGAGTTTAAACTAAAATCAATCCCAACTGTCGTTATCTGTTTCACTAGTTTCCTCATCTATCTCGTGGCTACAAAATGGACACGTAATTGGATTCATTTCGTGTATCTCGTTGTTCCACGCTATTACATATTTAGTTTGACAGGAAGGACAAGTTTTTGTTTGTTTAGTAATCATTATAGTTTAAACTTTTTAAATTGATCTTTAGTTACATCTTGTTTAATTCCACCAATAACATAACTTTCTATTTCTGTTTCTTGCGGAGCATTTTGTTGACCTTTACTATTCAACCAATGATCTACCCAAGGTAATGGATTTATCTTAGTATCATAAACAGGATTTAAACCAATGGCCTTCATACGTCTATTGGCCATATACTCTACAAATTGGTGTAGTAGTTTTTCTGATAGTCCTATCATTGAACCTTGTGAAAACAAATAAGTTGCCCATTGTTTTTCTGAAGTTACAGCATCATCATACATTTTGTAAACTTCTTTTTCTGTATCTTTAATAATCTTTAACATCATCTTATCGTTCTCTACGTCTTTATAGTTATTAATTATTCTTTGTGATACTGCTAGATGTTGACTTTCATCTCTAGCAATGAAAGATATAATCTTTGCTGAACCTTCTAATAGTTTTAATTCACCAAAAGCAAAGCTACAAGCAAACGATACATAGAATCTTAAACCTTCTAATATGTTTACTGTGATTAATGCTTTCCATAATCTAGTTTTCAATTCATACATATCAACTTTATCAGGTGTTAATTGATACTTGTAACCCATTTCAATTAAATCGTCATAAGATCTTGTTACTGATTCTGCACGTTCTTCTATCTTCTTATCTTCTATAATGGTGTCAAAGATTTCACCCGGATTTGCATACAAGTTTTTAATGATGTATGTATATGATCTGCTGTGTATTGTTTCCATAAAGTCCCACGTTACAATACAGCCTTCTAATTCAGGTAAAGAACAAAAGGGTAAAAACGCCAAACAAGGTCCACGGCCTTGCACACTGTCTAACATTGTTTGGTATTTTAAATTTGATGTAAATATATTTTTTTGTTCTGGTCTTAATTCTTGGTAATCATTACGGTCTTTTTGTAACGATACTTCTTCTGGTCTCCAAAAGAAACCTAATTGTTGTTGTGTTAACTTATCAAAAATAGGATACTTAAACGTATCATATCTTTGTACGGCTAAATCTTCACCAAAAAACATTTGCGCTTTTGTAAAGTCTAAACCTTTTGCTTTATTAAATACTGATCTTGTCATTTCACTTTCTCCATTTTATATTTTACACGATTCACAATCGTCATCTTCCTTTGTTATTGTTTCTGGCACGTTGTCTTTAAAACCTACTGGATGTGCCGGTTCATCTTCATCTTTCTTACCATCATACGTATTTTGATAATAAGATGTCTTCCACCCATACTTATAGGTAGTCAATAGATCGTTTATCATTTCAGATAATGGCGTCTGTCCACTATCATAATTTTGTGGATTATATGACCAGTTACCACTTATTGCTTGGTCAAAATACTTTTGCATTACTGCAACTACATTTATATATCCTTCATTTGATTTCATATCCCAAAGTAAAGTATAAAAATTTTTTAATTGATTGTAGTTAGGCACTATTTGTTTTAATGGCCCCTTCTTAGACTTCTTAATTGATAAGTAATCTCTAGGTGGTTCTATACCATTTGTTTCATTAGATACAACGCTTGAAGATTCTGATGGCATTTGAGCCGAGAGTGTGCTATGTCGGAGGCCGGTCTCAATAATATCCTTCCTCAATTTCTCCCAATTAAATGATAGTTTTCTAGTAACTATTTCGTCTACCTCTTTTTTATAGGTATCAATTGGTAAGATACCATCAGAATATTTTGTACGATTAAAGTACTCACACTTACCTTTTTCTTTTGCTAATTGATTGCTGGCTTTCAATAGATAGTATTGAAATGCTTCTGTTAATTCATCTACTAATTTCCACGCACCTTTTTCACTATATAATACTTTATTCTTTGCTAGATAATGTGCCAGTCCTATGTAACCTATGCCTAAACTTCTTCTGGCCTTAGTTGATAGCTCTGCGGCCTTAACTGGGTATTGTTGATGATCTATAATTTCGTCTAATGACCTAACTGATAAATCACATAGTAATTCTAATTCATCAAAATCTTTTAATGTACCTAAATTGATTGCTGATAATATACATAATGCAATCTCTCCATCTCCATCTATATGTTGTAATGGTTTAGTAGGTAATGTAATCTCTTGGCAAAGGTTTGACATTGTAATTATATCTTTAAATGATGAATGTGTATTACAATGATCTATATTCATAATATAGATACGGCCTGTTTCTGCACGTTCTTTTAAAACACTTTGTATTAATTCTTGTGCTGATATTTTTTTCTTTTTAATAGATGTTTTCTTTTCATATTCTTCATAGAGTTTATCAAATTTGGGAGTACCCCAAGCTTCATATAAATCCGGTACTTCGTGAGGTGAAAATAAAGTTATTTGTTCATCATTAATAAATCTTTGATAAAATAATTTAGATAGTTGGATTGAGTAATCTAATTTTCTTACTCTATTATCTTCTGAACCTTTATTGTTTTTAAGAACTAATATATCTGATATCTCTTGGTGCCATATAGGAAAGTGTACTGTCGCACTACCACCTCTTACACCATTTTGTGTACAGCATTTAACTGTTGCTTCAAACTTTTTAAGAAATGGTATTACACCAGTGTGCTGAACTTCGCCACCTCGTATACGTGAATTAATTCCTCGTATGCGGCCTGCGTTAATTCCGATACCGGCACGTTGCGCAATATATCTTCCGATAGCCATATCACCAGTAAATATACTTGGTAGAGTATCATCAATATCAACAAGCACACAACTAGCATACTGCTTAACAGGAGTCCTAACACCAGCCATAACAGGAGTCGGAATATTAATTTTAAACCTTGAAATAGCATCATAATACTTTTTAACATAAGTCATTCTCTTATCTTTGGCATATTGTGAAAATATTGTTGCCGAGATAAGCATATACATAAACTGAGGAGTTTCATAAACTTCTCCTGAGCTACGATCTTGTACTAAGTATTTATCTATAACTTGGCGAAGGCCAGCGTATGTAAAATTGTAATCTCTTGTATGATCTATCCACATATTCATACGATCAAATTCTGATTTGTCATAGTAATTTAAAATTTCTGGATCGTAAACTTTTTTATCTACACATCTTTTTGTGTGGTCATATAAATGTGGATGGTCCCAAAGTTTTCTAAAAATACTTTTTCTTAAACTGAATAATAATAATCTAGCAGCAACGTATTGATAGTTAGGTGTTTCTAGTGAAATTAAATCTGATGCTGACTTAATAAGAATTTGTTGTATCTCATCTGTAGTTATACCATCATAGAATTGTAGACCTGATTTCATTTCAACTTGTGATGCTGAAACGCCTGATATATCTTCACAGGCAAACTCAACCATTTGGTGTATCTTTTCAATATTAAGAGGTTCTTTTTCTCGGGAGTTTCTTTTTTGAACTAATATTTTTTCAGTTGTCATATGCTACATTTCTTCCAAGTGTTTAATTTACTCAATGCGGATAACTTATTGTGTGTATTGCTACTTATAATAGTTTGAACCTCTGGAATTGTCTTACCAGATATAATTAAATCGTTAATATCTTTACATTTTGTATCATCTGGCCATATAAAAAGATTGTAATTATTATCAATAACTTTATACATACGTTTTACAATCTCTTTATTACGAGGTTCATTATCAAAGATATAAGTTACATTATCAGGATTTGTTTTCAATGTCAAGTCTGCGCCTGCAGCAGCTAAACAATTATCTATAAACAAACTATCTATAGGACCTTCAGTAATGTAAATATGTTTTTCAAAATTAACTCTTTCTAGTCCATATATTTTTTGTTTTGTTTCGTCTAATTTAATAGTTAAATATTTTGGTTGTTCATTACCAAATGCACGACCTTGAAATGCAAATAGATTTCCAGTTGTATCATAGAAAGGTATTATTAGTCTAGGGTGTTCACCTTTAAAATTATTAAATGTATTTGGTTTAATTTTATTTACCAAAGACATAAACTCCATACTTAGATGTAATATATCAAAAAACTTTTCTGGTATTTTTCTTTTAACAACATACTTTCTGGCAGGGTGACCAGTAGGTAATTCTGCAATTGTGGGTAGATTATCAATAAGGTTAACTTCTTTAAATACAGGAGGTTTAAAATCAAACTTTGGTTCTGGTGTTGCTGGTGTTGACCCTTTATATCTTTCTAATATATATTCATTATGTAATCTAGGATCTGTAAACTTAATAAAGTTTGCAAGATTTTGACCCATACCACAGTTGTGACATTTAAAGAACATATCGTTCTTAACCCTATAAAGATAGGCTCTTGCTTTTGTTTTATTCTTCTGTGAATCGCCACAGTGAGGACATCTGAAGTTAAATAAATGGTCGTTTTTTCTTTTGAATTTACTTAGCCTAGACGATAGAATATTAATAAATTTTAGATCAATATAAGATGACATAACACAGTATTAATATACTACATTTTGCCTTATTTGTCAACCTATTAACTGAATATACTTAATAATTTACTAAGGTCTTTTGATACTAATACAACTATAACGATGGCAGCTCCTAAAAGAATCCATCTTAATTTTTCAAGCATGCTAACTCTACTGCCTATGTCATTACGTAATGCTTTTATCTCTATAAGTAAACGTCTTTCAACTTGGGTAATTTCTCTTTGTAATTCTCTATAGACACTATCTATTTCATCAGCTCTATCTTTGATCTTTTCAAATATAATCTCGTCTGTCTTTTCTTGTCTTTCAATTTTTTCTTCGTGTACGGCTAACATAGATTTAATAGAAGATGACACATCAGTCAATTTTTCAATAGCCGTATCTAAACGATTATTAATATTACCAACGTTTTCAAGGTCTCTTTTTATACCTTCTATTTCTACTCTTAAATCTATTGTTCCGTTATTTTCAGCCATATTT